TACATCGACCCCGACCTCATCACCCACCCCGCCGACTGGCCCTTCTGGGACCAGCGCCACGACCTCGCCCAGTACTCCGTCCTGCCCGAAGACCAGACCGACGACGGCGACACAGACATCGACGACCTCGGCAGCAGCGGATCCAGCCTCCTCGCCGGAATCAGCCTCGGCCCGAAGAAGCCCACCAGCGCCGACGACAAGATCCTCAAAGTGCTCCGCGACATGGCCGACCCGGCCGGAATCGACACCAACTACACCCACCGCGACACCATCAGCCAACTCGCAGGCGTCGAAGGATCCACCCTCAGCAACTCCCTGGCCGCCCTGACCAAGGCAGGAAAGATCCACCGGCAGAAGAAGGACGGCAAGGAAGTCCGCGGCTACTACGGCCTCGGACCTGACCCCACCGGCCAGGAAGGCGACGACGACAGCGACTGACCGCCCCAGGGGGAAGGCCCTCAGACAAAACGCTCCCCATACGCCACCATCAGAAGTGCACGGCCCGGACCTCTCCTTCGAAGTCAGGTGTCCCCGCGCCCAGCTACAAAGGGTCATGCCCGGGCCGTGCCACCCCCGACCGCTCGGGGAACGCCCTCCCCCCGGCACCCGAGCACCAGACGGACCGCCACCCTCCCCCCGGGTGACGGTCCGTCTGCATGCCAGGGGAACCCACACACCGAAATCAGCGATCATCTGGTCAAGGCGCGGGGCCGACAACCACACACGCACGCGGGAGCCCCACCGCCATGCCACCTTCGAAAGCCAAGAGCGCACTCGTCGCCAAACGGCGCAGCGAAATGCTCATCATGAAGATCCAGGGCCGCACCGCCGCCCAGATCGCCGATCACTTCGGCATCTCCCCGGCCACCGCCCGGTCCGACCTCGCCCGCGCCATCGCCAAGGCCAAAGCCCTCGAGGTCCAGGACGCCGAGCTGTACCGCTACGTCCAGGGCGCCCGCCTGGAAACCCTCCTGCGCGCCGTCATGCCCCTCGCCATCGACGACAACGACCTCAAAGCCAACGAGCAGGCCCGCAAGCTCATCGCCGACATCACCGAACTGTTCGGCCTCAAGGTCCCGGTACGCACAGAGATCAGCGGCCCCGACGGCGGCGCAATCCCCTTCTCCAGCGGCGAAGCAGCAGAGGTCCTGGCCCTCATCGACATCTCCGACCAGGAGCATGCCGAGATCCCCACCTTCAACCCGGATGCGGACCTGGACGAGGAAGACGAAGACCCGGAGCCCTCCGAAGAGGACGAGGATGACGACGGCGCCTGAGCGACAGGCGTCCCTGGAGGACAGATACCGCAAGCTGCCCCCCGGCCAACGCCGCCGCGTCGTTGCCCGGGCCCGCCCCGAGACACGGATCAAGCTTGCGCGCATCGAACGCGAGATGGCCATGGACCGCTCGCCCGGCGCCCTGGCTGCGGTCCTGACCGAGCGGCGGGAGAAGCAGGCCCCCCACCTCGACATGATCGACAGTGCGTTCCGGCGAATCGCCGCGGGGGAGCGGTTGCAGGTCATGCTCACGTGCCCGCCAAGGCACGGGAAAAGCCAGCGTGCCTCCCGCTGGGGTCCGCTCTGGTATCTGCGACGGCATCCCGAGCACCGCGTGATGATCGCCTCCTACGGTGCCGACCTTGCCGACGACCACGGCCGATGGGTCCGCGACCAGCTCCGCGAGTACTCCAGCGTTCTCGGCATCAAGCTGAACCCGGCCTCCCACGCCGCCAATCGCTTCGACCTCGAGCAGAAGCGCGGCTCATCCGTCCGCGGCGGCATGGTCACCGCAGGCGTCGGCGGTGGTTTGACCGGAAAAGGCTTCAATTTGGGCATTATCGACGACCCCTTCAAAGGCCACGACGATGCCGCCAGCCCCGCCCAACGCGAACGCGTCTGGGAGTGGTACCGGTCCGTCTTCTTCACCCGGCGCGCTCCCGGCGCCTCCTTGATCCTGATCAACACACGCTGGCATGAAGACGACCTCTCCGGACGCCTCCTCCAGCACGAGCCGCACCGCTGGCTCCAGATCGACCTCCCCGCCATCGCCGACAGCGCCACCGACCCCCTCCACCGGAACATCGGCGACCCCCTCTGGCCCGCGCAGTACGACGCCGACGAACTCGCCGACATCCGCGAGTCCGTCGGGGAACGCGTCTGGTACGCCCTCTACCAGCAAAAGCCCCGGCCCCTCGAAGGCGGCGTATGGAAGTGGGCATGGATCACCGGCCACCGCCTCAAGCCCGACGCGTGGACCGGCATCACCCCGACCCGCGTTGTCGTCTCCGTCGACCACGCCGGCGGGGACTCCCTGCGCAACGACGAAGTCGGACTCGTCTGCGCCGCCCGCGATGCCGACGGCGACCTCTACGTCCTCGACGACCGCTCCCGCACCATGGGAGCCGACACCTGGGGAACCGAGGTCTGCAAGCTGGCCATCGACCGCCAGGCCGACGCGATCCTGGTGGAGAAGAACTTCGGCGGCGACATGGCTGCCCAAGTCGTCCGCCAGGCATGGACCGAACTCGCACGCCAGGGCGAGACCAACGGCCTGCTCATGCCGTCGATCATCGAAGTGCACGCCAAGCAGGGAAAGCGCCTGCGTGCCGAGCCCATTGCCCAGTTGTACAAACAGGGCAAGGTCCATCACGTCGGCGAGTTCACCGAGCTCGAAGGGCAGATGGTGACCTGGCTGCCCGGCATGGACTCCCCGGACCGGATGGACGCCGCCGTCCACGCCCTCACCCAGCTTGCCGACCCCGCGCAGGAAGGCCTCGGCACCCAGCACTACACCGACCAGCGCCTGCGCGGGCGCCGATAACCCGGGAGACCTCGATGTATGAATACGCCGCCCGCCCCGTCAAAGTCGTCGACGGCGACACCCTGGACGTCGACATCGACCTCGGCTTCAACATCCGCACCAAGCAGCGCGTCCGACTCCTCGGCGTGAACTGCGCCGAACACGGCACCCCCGCGGGCGACGACGCCACCGCCTTCACCCGAGCGTGGATGGACCAGCACGGACCCGACCTCACCGTGCGCACCCTGCTCGACCGGCGGGAGAAGTACGGCCGCCTCCTCGCCACCATCACGGCCGGCACCCGCACCCTCAACGAGGACCTCATCACCGGTGGCCACGCCGTCGACTACAACGGCGGCCGCCGCCTGCCCGCCCAGCCGGGGGAACCAGATCCCACCCTGCCCGTACTCTGATCGTTAGGCGCGGGGCCTGGGATCAGCGGGAAGGGAATGCTGCTGTGGGCCTCATCTCCGGCCTCAGGTCGGTCATCATCGACCGCTGGTCGCCGTTCAACTACAAGCCCCTCTACAGCAACAACCTGGGCATGCCCAACCGGCGGGCCTTCCCCGAAGCCCACGCCACCTGGGTTCCCCCCTACGACGAACGCCGCCTCGCCGCGTACAAGCTCCTCACCGCCTACGACAAGAACCAGGTCGCCGAGCTGTCCGCGTTCGTCGACGGCGAAGACGCCCGCGACCGCCGCGAGTTCGGCGATCCCTCGATGTTCGTCGACACCATCACCTCGCACGTCCTCGGCGAGGAACAGACCCTCACCGTGCCCGGCGCCGAACACGCAGGCGGAGACCAGACCACCCCCGAAGCCGTCACCGCCGAACGCGTACAGACCCTCCTGCGGGAGTGGGCCGACGAAGAACTCCTGCCCATGCGGCTCCTCCAGACCGAACGCAAGACCGTCGTACTCGGCGACGGCGTCTACCTGCTGCACTGGGACGCCGACAAGCAGCGCGTCCGCATCAAGACCTTCGACCCCGGCTTCTACTTCCCGATCGTCGGCGAAGACGATGACGGCTCCGACTTCCCCGACCGCATCCACTTCGCGTGGGAACTCCCCGAGGACAAGGCCCGACGCCTCCCGGCCCGGCTGCGCCGCATCACCTACCACCTCGACTGGATCCGCCCCCAGACCGCCAACGGTGTCGACCGCACCGGCCGCCCGGTGCGCGCCACTGTCCTGTCGGAGCCCACCGACAACCAGGCCGCGCAACCTGTTTTGGGCCGCGGTGACACCCTCGACGCCCACGGATCCATCACCCGCCTGTACCCGTGGTCCGAGAAGCC